GAACCGAAGTTCTGCCTGTTTCCCAGGATCCGAATTTGCGAGTGGTGTTGATCTTCACAATGTGTTAGCGAGATTGGCCTTGTACTCTTTAGCTGCAGTAAGGCCCAATGACCTCCTAATCCTGGTATATTCTGAGGCTTGTTCTCTTGTCATTCCAGATGTGGAAGACTGTGAACCAGGGGGAGCCAAGCTAGTTTTATTGGTTTCTACGAAACGGGAAAGAAAGCTTTTTGGTTGTTTTGGCTGCCTGTCGTAAAGCAGAGTAGATGGTGCTCTGCTTACTTCACGCAATTTTTCAGCTATGACAGGAGGAACATCATCCGGGGTGATGTTCTGGCCTTGGTAGGTGCCAAGGATTTCTTTTGTCTGAGGTTTTGGTAAAGACCTTCCATCATAGTCTACTGGTCTACTGCTCATCTCAGATTTTGAGGGCAAAATGTTCGGGGCAGCATCAGGTATGGATTCAGTGGCTGCCTCGTATTCAAGTCTGGCCCTCGTAAGTTCTTCCTCTTTCAAGTCAAAGGCTCTTTCAGCCTCAGTGTCGGAGGTCGGGGAAAGGGGTTCGACTGGAGATTTTGAGTCCATCTCCTTGTCGACCATCGGCTGTTCCTCCTCCTGCTCTGGCACTTGTTTAGGGTCATAGGATGGTAACACATTCAGCCACCCATAATCTCGGTTTTCTGTTCTCCTAACCGTACTCGTGTGCCTGTTGTAGCGTTGTGCCTCAACATCAGATTCATCCACAGTGACAGATATGGATCCAAATTCCATTCTTTTATCTGTATATCCTCCATAAGACGCAACATAGTTGTACTTGTCAGACTTCATGGTCTTAGGTGCCATGAGGTAAAACTTGGGGTCAGCACCCCGAGCTTTAACATGGAAGGATATCACAGCGTCTCTTTCAACTATCTGTCCATCAGTGAATTTGCAGCCGTTCAGTTCCAAATCTTCATGGCCTGGACGCCAGGTGTTAGTTCCTAGAAGATTGGTTATATCACAGCCGACGTAGTTGCCTACGCCCCAGTAATCCCCGCTTTGGTTTTGGTAGGCTATCAAGCCTATCCAATATCCGTCTCTGTTTCCTCCAATGTGGTCCACTGATTGTAGACCTTCGCAAGAAATATTAACGCTATACTCTCCAGCGGGTATAGGAAATATGAATGCTGCTTGCGCTTGAACGCTGTTGTTGGAGTTCCACCATGCCTTAACGGTTCTTTGCTCAGAAGTTTCGTTTTCGATGTACTGAAAAGATTGATCATTCATTGCCTTGACGGCAATGTTGTTAGAACTCTCCCTAGTTTGTATGACAACATAGGGCGTTCCTACGTACTCGAAAAACCGTTTGTGTTGAGGCTCTGGTGTTGGCTGCGGATCAGGTTTAGGTTCTGGTTGGGGTTGGGGTGAAGGCTCTGGTGTTGAGGAGTCTACCTATTTGGGAGTCATGTTGGCAACGCGTATTGTAATGATGAATTGCCCGGCGGTATCAGATGTACTACCATTTGCCTTGTATAGCATGTAAAATTGGTTCACCGTGCTCTCCCTGAATTCCTTCCCGTCAATCTGTTGGGCGGTGAAGTTTTTGGTTGCTGATTTTGAGAGGGTGAATGAGTTAATGTAGCTACCCAAGGTTGATTGTGAGCACGAAGTGTCGAGTTCAATAAACATTGCGCCGACTGTAGAAGCGGACGCGTGTGACTTAAACTCAACCTTGACGTTTGTGATCTTGTAACGGTGGTAGGACTTGAGTATTCCACCTGAAAGCGCTGGGCATTGCGAAAGGTCGGGACCGAACTTGATTGTCCCTGAGGAGTTGGCCTTAAGGTCGTTGACTGAGAATACGAATACCTCAGTCCTGCCTGCTGGTCCAGATATAAGATTTGCCCCTCCTCCTCTTGTGCGTCGACGAGTTCTTCGTTTTGGTCCGGCTCGATTGGGTTGGACCACAACCATTCTCCGAACTGCGCCAGCGCGCCTTGCTCTCCTTGGGCCATTTCTCCTGCGGTTGTTTCTACGGCCTACTGAATTCATTCACCACCTCTCTAGTGGTGTCAGAAACTTTATTGTAGATAAAGTAAGAGAGAGCTAATGTACAGGGTATAGAAACTATAAAC